TTCGTGATTAATTGGCCAAGTCACTTTGCCTCACCCCACCGTTCTACTATCTTAATGTCTGCAATCAATGGGACTTTCAAGACTTGTATGTCTTCCATTGCTTGACGCAGGGCTTCTGCGGTTTGTTCTGCCAGTTCTGACGGAGTGGTGAGTACCAATTCGTCGTGAACTGTAAGTATAATCCTAGCCTCTTTTGGAATCATAGATTGGGCTCTTACCATAGCAATCTTGATGATGTCTGCGGCACTGCCCTGAATCTTTGTGTTAAAGGCCTGACGTTCTGCTCCTGCTCGGAATCCGTTATCTCTAGACATAATCTCAGGTAAATAACGACGGCGACCTGTCAGGGTCTTTACATAAGGCACGGGCTTACCTGCGCGAGTAGTCGATATAACTCGGGCGCGGTATGTCGAGATGGCGGGGAACTCTTTGGCAAATCGGTCTAGTAGGTCTTTTGCCTCAGTCTTGCTACAGCCAATCTGGCTAGCAATCTTGTCTGGGCCAACGCCATAGGCCATGGCCAGAACGAGCACCTTACCAGCCTTGCGGTCTACGCCCATCGTATCACCAATGGTGGTATAGATGTCTTTGCCCTCTAGGTAGTTGTCCATCATAATCGGGTCTTCCGAGAACGAGGCAATAACGCGAGGCTCAATTTGCGAGTAGTCCGCTACGACTAACTTGTGCCCGGCAGGTGCGATAAATAGGTTACGAATAGCCTTGCCGTGGGGCGTGTGCGGGGCTGGTACGTTCTGCAAGTTAGGGTTGCGGCTTGAAAAACGGCCTGTCTCAGCACCGTGCTGTACGAAGTCACCGTGTAGTCGGCCATTGATTAGAAGGCTGTCCTTGGTCTCTGTACGGGTCTTACCGAGCGTTGTACGCTCAATCTCACCGCCCAGGTACGGGATTACATAGGTAGACAGCAACTTATTGTAGTCAGCGTACTCTAGCAACGCAGTTACTAGTGGGTCTTTGTCACGATAAGGCTCAAGCGCCTCGGCTGACACTGAATAATCAGACGAAGAAAGGTCTGAGCCTTCTTTGTCTTTTTGGCTACCCTTGGTGGTAAGAACCTTAGCCTTTAGGCCACGTCCGCCGTCCTCTTTAGCGCCGTACAGTAGGGCTTGCTTTTCCTGATTAGAGTTGATATTAAACTCTCGGCCAGCGGCTTTATAAATGTTTCCGCGTGCCTCGTCTACTTTGGCCTCTAGTTCTACCTTTAGCTGTGCCAATGACTCAGTGTCAATGACTGCGCCAGTAAGTTTCATGTTGCATAGTACGGCTAGCACGTCCATCTCTAGCGCAAACACTTGATTAAGGTCTGCAGCATCTAGTTTAGGTACTAGCGCTTTCCAGAGCAGAAACGTGTACTTAGAGTCTAGGTAGGCATACTTGGCTACGGTGTTAAAGTCATAGACCTCAACTTCTTTACCGACGCCCTTTTTCATCTCATAACCAAACTCACGCTTAAGGCAATCAGCAAGGCCACACTTATTCTTATTGCGGTTGTCTGAAATAAACGATGCAATCATCGTGTCAAAGTAAGGGCCGGTAGGAATACGACTGCCGTAGTATTTAGCGACTGATGTCAAGTCGAATACTAGGTTGTGGCCAATCGTCAGGATAGTGTCGCTAAACATTAGCGGCTCTAGGGCCTTAAATACCTCGGCTGGGTACAGTTGTTCTGGCGCTGAGCCAAAAACCTTGGTGGCCTTTTTACTATCACGGCTGTAGTCGCTAGGTCGAAGGGTCAGTCCCTTTTCTTTGCGTACTTCGCCCTGACCAGTCAGCGGGAAAACTTCTTCAAGAAAGTCGCCGTTAGGATGACCCATAGGGATAACATCGCAACGGCCATTAGTTGCAAACGTAATCCATAAGACTTCGTTTACTGGGGTCATACCTCGGCGCGGGCCTACGGTTTCAACGTCAAAGGCAAAGGCATTCTGGGTCAGATAGAAATCTACCATCTCGGCAAGTTGTTCGGCAGTAGTAATTATGTTCATAATATGTCCACAATAGCGAAATAGGCGGGGATGTCAAGTCCCCGCCTATTGCTGTTGAGTTTAGACTAACGAGTCCGCAATCTCGTCGAGTTCTTCGAACGAGTGCTCTTTAATCAGGCCGCGAGTGTAGACCTCTGAGGCGCTGACGACCTTAGCCGCGGCTTCCGCGTCTAGGCTCCAGTCCTCGTCTAGGTCGCGCTCCTTAATTGGAGTTACAGTGTAAGTGGTCTGTGGACCCTTACCGATGCGCACGACAGCCCAGTAGCCCTTAGTCAAAGGACCCTGTGGTGAGTAGTGTGCGGCGTGCAAGGCCTGGTATAGGCGTGCACCCGAGATTAGCATCTGGCGTTGCATACCCTCTGGTGAGTTAAGGGTTACAACTGTGAATGCGCGCTTGTTTTCAGGGCGGTCCTGAAGCTTAACGCAGAGTGGACAATTAGCACCGATGCAGACATACGAGCGCTTACCGCTGGTCTTCTGCTTTAGGAAGTGCTGTTTGTAGATAGCAAACGGGCCATTCTCGTCAAGAAACTTGAAGACCTGGTGCTTGTTTTCCTCGAAGCGAACTTCCGTTGGGAATTCGCTAGAGGTGGTTAGGCTTTCAGCAGCATCCCAGCCCGATTGAACTGAAGTAGATGTTGCTGTGGCCTGTGATGGGCGGGCATCGATGTCATCTGCAAGATAGCTAGTGGCATCTGGGGCATTGTTAATTGGCATGTTTTCCTTGGTTAGTTATTTTGTTTGTTTTCTTCTGCGCGGATTGTTTCCCACGCCTCGGCTATCTTACCAGTAAGATTCCGGTGTGTATCCCAGTCTATACGATTTATGTCAAAAAGTCCAGCTTTTATAAATAAATCTACTGTAATTTCTACCATTGCCTTGCTGTATAGACGCCTTCCCTCTACTACTTTACCGTTTTTATCGGGCTTGGCCGGTAAACGGTAAGGTGATTGAGGAAGTTTACCCCGCTCCATCCATTGCCTAAGCGTTGGATTTGTGCGGTTTAGTGCTTTAGCTAAAGAGCCTAACGTATAAGCCTGAATTTGTCTACCATTTGGCAAAGTTTTTAGAAAAAAATCTTTTTCCCAACTCGTATCTAACGTGGGTTTTGCTACAGGCTCTTTGCGTTTACGCTTACTGCCTGGATAAAACTCTTCTAGTTCACCAAACATGTCGTCAATAAAGTCATTGCTCACTTGTTCATCACCCACATCAAAATTCCGCCCATAAGTAGCCCTGAGACAATCCACCAATTCATTTGTTCTCTCCTTTAATACGAGAAATAAGGTTAATTAAATACTCTGCTGACGCATCTAGTCCGCGTTGATGGTGTAACTGAACATCGGCCTGAATTAAGTTAATAATACGTTCACGCTCAAAACGCTTAGCCTGGGTAATAATGCCTGTAATGTTTGGTTTAGTCATTAGTTATTTCCTGAAACACAACTATTGCACTCGGGAAAGGAGCTGAGTTTTTTACCGCGCCTGGTTGTTCGAACTTAAGGCGACCTCGTAAGAACCTAACTGTGCCTTTTACGGCGTAGTCATGCCACCATGCAGTGTCTGTACGAGCAGGTACTAGACAAACCACTGTAGCGCCTTTTTGATGTTCTGCGTACGCTTTTGCCATCCACTTGCCAATATCTCTGCCATATGGTGGGTTTAGCCACACATTCCCGATCCAGTCTTGCACTAGCGCGTTATCCTCTTTGGTGAAATACTTTTTAACCTTAAAGTTATGAGCGCTAGCACAAGCATCCAGAGTAAAGCCAAACTCTGCATCAAGTTCGTCAAACAACTTTTGAGGCGTACCCCAATCATCTGTTGCGCTGGAATATAGGCCAGGATTTATTTGACTCATTTTTTAAAGTAACTTACAGTCCCAAAAATAACAATTACAAGTAATACGCCGTAGACAAAGCTCATTTGTTCTCTCCCTTGATAAGAGCGACAGCGAATAGGATGCCACCAGATGGACCATTATTGAAAGCATAATCTTCTAGCAACTTGATAATGCGTTCACGTTCTTGCTGTATACCTTTTTCGTAGTCAGGTAGTTCGCGTAGGTTAGCGTCAATTTCGGCCATGCGTCCCATTAGTTCTTCTCCAAAATTAGTGCCCATGAAACCTTCTCAGGAAACATAGTTTCGATGTCTTCGTCGGTTAGCTTACCATCATAGTATGCGGCCATGACAGCATCTTGGTCAAGTACTGTGACTGTCTTTGTGCACTGCTCAAAAATACCTTTTTCAGCAAGCACGGTGTTGGCTTTGTTTTCATCAAACATCTTAGAAACGCGGCGTTGTTTTACAATGCTGGCGGTGTTTGACCTGTTGTCGTTAATAGGGAGTACTAGACTGCCCTTTTCGTTTGCCTCGCCAAAGGTTTCTACGGCGGACATAATCCGCTTGCGAAGTGCGGCTACGCGTTCTTCGATAGAAGATACGTCGTCTTTTAGGGCTACGTACTGCTGAACTTCTTGACGTAGCATGTCAAGGCCGTCAGCTGGCGTTTCGTTGATGATTGGCATTTATACCTCTGTAGTCTAACCCCCGTGAGGGACGCTATGTCTTAGCTGTATAAATCTAAGGCCTACTTGGTGACTTTGTCAAGCCCATCTGCAACAAATTTTTCTAGGGCTTCAATGATTACGCTAGTCACGGTAATTTCCTGACGGGCAGCCTCTTTTTGGACGGCAAGCCATAGTTCGTCAGATATACGTACAGTACGCGTCGGGGTCTTAGGTGCGTTTGGCATAGGTCTATTGTAGCACGTCGTACTGACATCATCAGTGTAAATAAGAAGCCCCCGGCCGTTAGACCGGGGGC